ATGTAGTCGCCCTCATCTGTATAGAGCGCCACCTCTCCAGTGCTAAGTCCTTTCATCCGGTGCCGGCGATCATCGACCGCAACGGCCACCAGGTGGCCACGGGAACCGCCGACGGCCACGGCGATCGCTTCCGCGCCATCCAGCGGCCGACAGGTAAAGCCGTACTGCTGGAAACGCTCCATTTCGGCAGTCTCACCCGCGAGCAGGCCCAGTTGAACCACCTGCAGCTTTGAGCCATCGTCCGAGCGCCGAACCACACCACGGGATACAATCAACCGCAGTCGGCGCCAGATCGGCGACAGTAGCCGTGCCATGGTTTCTCTCATGGTGTGGGGAACTGCCAGATTGATGACTCTTCTTTCGGCTCGGGATCGGCGGTCAGATCCCACGCAGAGGGCGCCACAATTTGAATCTCGGTCCGTTCGCCGCTCTCATCCAGAATCTTTTGCACGCCCTCAATCAGCATCCAGCCGTCAATACCCAGCCAATGGTCCCTGACACGCACCTCAAAGCCGGGTGTCCATAATCCATTGCTATGGCGCCAACCGTCGACGGTGTAGGTAATGCCCTGGCCACGGCCACGCCGGCGGCGGGTTTCATTTTCTGCCCGACGCTTACAGCTGGCCTGGTCAACAGCTGTGTCCGCGATGATGACCTGTGGGCGGTAGCGGATGCGCGGATCGGTTGCAGTACCTTCCGGCGCAGCCGCTTGATCGCCAGAGAGGAAGTCATCCCCCGGCTGCTGGCCCTGGACGATGACCTGAGAAAACCGGTCACGTACCGAGAAACGACCAGAACCCTTGCGGATGTTCTGACCGAGAATCAGAGGGGTTTCGATGCGCCCGCGCGGTGGTTTGGTGATAACCAGTTCACCGCTGGCGTTGGTCACAAAGATCACCGCCCGGTACCGGCCCATCTGTTCAAGGGCTTCATAGAATGGCTGCCCGGCCTCAACGGCGGGGTTGCGTAATGGCTCACCGGTGTCGACTTCAACGACGACGTTGATCTCGAACGGCTTGGCCAGCTCTCGGGCAATGGATTCCAGTTTGCGGGGTTGGCTCCAGGTCTTTCGACGCGAGGAACAATCGATCAGGTCGGCGGTTTTTGAGCGGCCATTGACCGAGACGGTGTGCTGGTTTGCATCGTAAGCGGGGAGTACTTCATCAACAAAGCCGGTGATAACGGCTTCACCGTCGATCAGCACCTGGCATTGGGCACCACTGCGGATGGGTGCGGCCCCGTCAGACTCTGACCATTTATCGGTGAGCGATACTTCAAAGCGGTCGGCCAGCTGGTCAAGACCCTGGCGGATATCCACGGTTTTCCAGCCGCCGTGGCGGTTGTCGTCGATTAATAATTCCAGCCGGGACTCAGTCATAACCACCACGCGTTTGTGGTACCCGGCGCAAGCTGGCCCGCCGGATGCCTCCTGAAAAAACCTCTGGTAAACAGCTCGTAAGGCAGGTTTAATAGTGGCTTGATCAGACCGTGATTGAGTCCCTGAAGCCCTTCAGGGTAGCTATTACTCTCCCAGTACTTCCAACGATTCACCGCCAGGCACACGCCCTGGGTGCGCTATTCTATTGCGCCGCACAATCTCGTCTGCACAGTTGGCATCGCCGTAGAGTTTCTGGGCGACCACCAGCGCTGGCAACGGTTGATTGAGGGTGTACGTCCACAGGCGTGGCAGCTGGGCCCCGCGCTTTTCGAGATCTCGCACCACGGCCGCCCGCACGGCGGTCAGATTGGAATACACCTGGTTGGACGGGATGGCCTCGGTCACCAACTGCAGTTCGATGCCGGTGGCCAAGCCATCACGGGCGGCAATCGCATCATCGGCCGTGACCCAGTCTGTAGCAGCGGCCACCGTGGCTGACTGCAATACCGCTCCCCGGCGCACCAGGTTGTTGCCGGCACGGATGGCGGCCATCTGCAACTGCCGGGGGATCGGGTCCAGTGAAGAGGTGATCGGCGGCTCGTCGCCGGCACCGAACAGGTCGTCGTAAATGCCCAAGGCCCGGATGGGCTCGTTGACCAGGTCTTGTACCGAAGCAATGCTTTCGAGGATCTGAGCGCCCAGCTCAGCCGGGCTGCGGATAAGGTCCGCGATCGGGCCTGTCACGTCACCTACGGTGCTTTCAATGCCTCGCAATGCGACTTGCAGTGACTTCTCGATGGCGGCCACGCGATCGGTGGCCAGCTCCAGGACTTTGAAGTTTTCCACGAAGTCAGCCAGCACCGCTATTTCAGCGTCCGCAACCCGACGCCGCACCTGGCTCTGAGTATCCTGGACGAGCGCCGGAAACCGGGGCGAATCGTCAGCCCGGACAACCGTGAACGAAACACGGGCGATACCGCCTTCACGGGTGCTCTCACGAATGCGGATACCACCGACAATCACCACACGATGCGTGCCGTAGTACGGGTGTACCAGCTCAGCAGCGCCGGCTTGCTCCGCCGCCTCCACCAGGCGTTGGCGTGCAACGTCATAATCCGGGCCGATCAGGAAACCATCAATCTGCCACTCGCGTTTGCTGCGGCCCAGGTCCTCGGCGTAGGGCTGGTCGCGCAGCGGGTATTCATGAACTTCCACGCGTCGGCCGGGGGTTTGGCTGGTGTTTTCGAGGATGATCTCAACGCCTCGGAAAATGGCTACCGCTTTGCCAACTCGATCAGACCAAGCCATCGATGTCGCTCCTTTTGAGATTTAATGGATGGGTGCGAGTCATGGAATCAGCCCCGTAATGCCCAGATCGACATTAATTTCGGGGCCATCCGGGCCTCGTTGCGGGGTGACGCTGCGGATACGGCCTTCCTGGTCCACTTTGATGCTCAGTGTCCCGGCGTTCTTCGCCTTGGCGTTTGCATCGATTGCCGCCTGGGCTTCGTCGTTGCCGAAAAACGCCAACGCCTGGGCGATACTTTCGCCGATGCCGTTCCCTATTTCTCGTCCGATCTCGGTGCTCTCGAGGGCGTACTTGTTGATTAGAGTGCCAACGCCGTAGCCCGCCGCACCTGCGGCACCCACGGCAAGGGCTGCCGTGCCCACAGCGCCCGCGCCCAGCGTACTTATTGCGCCGATGGGTGCCCGGCCAAGATTCCGCATGGGGTTAAATATCCGCCGTCTTCGGCCCGCTGGGCCACCACCGGGAGGACCACCGGGTGGCCGGCCGCGTCCAGGCGTGCCGCTCATGCCCGATCCAGGCATGTTAACCACGTATACCGGTGTGACACCGGCGACCTCTTCCAGAGCCTTGCCCGCCGCCAAACCGGCCCCTACGCCACCAAATCGCTGGAGTAATTTACCGCCTCCTTTCATTAGCCCGAAGCCTAGGGCGGCCGCGCCAGCGCCGCCTACCAGCATTTCCTTGCCCGTCAGCCCTCTCTCGTCCAAAAGGTGCTTGATGGCTTTCTCGATGACGTCATTTATCGGTTGCGCGAACTCGTCGGCAGCACTCCTTAACGCGTTTTTAAGCCTCTCTACCTGATCAATCGAATTGGCAAGAGCGTTATCCAAATCTTTACTAATAGTGCCGGTACCGGCAGCGATCTCTCGGCTCATGCCGCGCATTTCAGAGACAGCGTCCCCCGACAGCAATGTGCGCAAACCCTTGATCGTATCTAAGTCGGCCTTACCAAATGCCCCGGAAATAAAACCGGCCCGCTGCTGGTCATTTTCCAATTGCCTGTATTGCTCAGCGATATCATCGATGACGTCAAAAGCCGACCGACGTTCACCCTCCGCGTCGTAAAACTTGACCCCAGTGGCCTTGGCGGCGTTCTGCATGTAGTTGTTATTGGTGAAAAGCCGCAGGGTCGAGTCCGCCAGAGTAGACAACCGCTCTGGGTTTCGCTCGATCAAAGACAACCGTTCGACGAAGCCCAACGTATCGGAAAAACTGAGGCCCGCCGTCTTTGCATTCACGCCGATCCGTGCAAAGACACCAGAGAGATCTTCCAACTCGGCATTGCCCTTCCGCCCAGCGACAGTCATCTGATCGATAAGAGATACGGCAAGCTTGGGCTGGCTCAGGTCAAATTCGAAAGCCTCAGCGGCCACGCCTAACGCCGCTGCAAGCACATCCGCCTGGGCCCCCGTTACCACCATGGCTGGATTAATGGCGCCGATGGTGATGAGGGCCTGTTCCCAACCCTGACCGGACTGCACCAGGCTATCGAAGCCCGAGAGCAAGGCATCCATCGATTGCCCGGTCTCCTGGCTCATCGTGTGCAGGTGAGCGCGCAGCGTGTCGACCTGTTCTGCAGTCGCACCAGCAGTCTGCTGAATCTGGATCAACCGCTTGTCCAGTTTCCCGGATTCGATGATTGCCTGTGTCGCGCCGTAGGTCGCCGCGACGCCGGCCAACATCCCGGTATAGCGGTTACCCATGCTGTCCAGGGCCTGTCCCACCGATTGAGCGGAGCGGCGGACCCGGCTCAGTTGCTGGTTGCTGTCCCGGCTGAAGCTGCCCAGCGCCCGGCCATTTCGTCGAGCCTGAAGCTCGAAATTGCCGGTCAGGTTCATGACAATACTGGCAGTCAATTCACTCATGGGTCTCGCTCACAATTCTGAGGGTGCGGATCAAGCGGCGGAGGGGCAACTGGTCGATATCGCGGGGTGCCCAGCCGGTGGCCTGGGCGACCCGGACCGAAACCTGCTCAATCTTCGGGCAGGCCCTCATCAGTTCGCCCCCGCTGCGTCACCTCTCGGGACGCGATGTCGGCAAACGCAGCTTGCTCAAGCTGCATGGCCTCCTGCTGTAACCGCTCCAGGTCAACCGGGTGCAGCTTGCGCAGTTCCTTCATGGACAACGGCCCTTCCACTTCGCCGATTCGGCGGATCTGCCTGCGCAGAGTATGGATGCCCACGGCGCTGGGGCTGGCCACGAGCTGTGGGCCAGTCTCGGTGTGCACCAGACGTTCGGCGTCGGTCTGAGCGTCGAAGATATCGCCGGCGGTGAGTTCGCGGATGGCCGCTTCCAGGTGGACCTTCTCTCCCACGGTCAGTCCGTGAGAGAGCATGACGATGACTTCCTTCATCACACGCGCTCCACAGCCAAACCGGACATTTCAAGCTGAACCGAACCATTGCCAATATCCAATGGTGTCGGGCTTTTGGTGAATGCGTCACGCAGCATCCAGGTTTGGCCGGTATCGGTTTCCAGCAAAATAGTGGCGCCGGTAAGGTTTGATAGCGTTTTAATGTCGGTGTCCTGGGTGTGGTGGATTACCACACTGAGCGTGGGCGCCACCGGGTTTTCGGTATAGCCGACAGTGCCACGGCCGTTCATTTTGGGTTCACGCTCAAAACCGCCAGGGTTTAGGGTGCCCTTGCCGTCAGTCAGTAGTTCTTCGCCATCGGCGCGAATGGTGACGTTTCCGGTGATCTTCATTGGCTGTTACTCCTGTTTTAAAACGGTCTCAAAGGCCGTTTACACGGCCCTTGATGCCTGGTTATTTCCGGAACTGGGTCTGCATCGCGTGGATGCGGTACTGGCCGACCAGCTTCGGTGAGTCGATCACGTTCAGGCGGCCGGGGTTGTCGGTGTCGACGGCGGCTTGAAAGGATTCGGCATAGCCTGCGTAGTCCTGGGCCCAACCCCGGCTCATGAAATCACGGTACAGAGACAGCAGCTCAGCCTTGGCCACGTTCGGGGTGACGATCGGCTGGCCGGCACCGAAGTTCGCGGCGTCGGCATTTTCCGCCAGTTTGTGACGGGGGAAGCGCTGCAGGATTCGGGCGCGCTGGTCGTAGCGGATCCGCTCCAGGGTCTCTGGCACGTTGATGTCCAGATAGGAATCACTGGGCACCCCGCTGTCGGTTTCCTGAAAGGTCGTGATCTGGCGCTCGATGCTGACGTTGCCGTCGGTCGCGACCTTGAAGGTGGCGATGCCATCGAACAGCAGCAGGTTGCGCTCGGTGTCGGTGAAGCGATCGGCCTCCTTCGGGCCCAGGATCATCGGTAGCTGCAGGGTTTGCAGCGGCCGGGCCGGGTCGGTTGCCAGCGCCTGGCCTGCAACGGCCGCGTTGACCGCACTCCACAACCAGGTGGGGCTGATGGCCAGGCCGGTGCCCATCACGGACAGGTGCGGGCTGTTATGGCCAGCACCGAAGGTGCCAGTTTCGCCATGGGTGCCTCGGAATGCAGCAAAGGCACGGCCACCGATCTGGCGCGTGGGGCCAAAGCGATCGTCTAGCTCACCCTTGAGCGCGGTCAGGTTGGCGGCGTCGGTGTAGGGGCAGGCAATCCAGTTGTATTGCTCGGGGCCCAGGGCGGCGATGGCGTCGACCAGGTCCGGATTGCTGGCGCCACCGGCCATGGCTGTGACGGTCGGCGTTACGCCGGAAATACGGTCTTCACCCAGGGCGGAGAATCGGATGTCGATATCGTCACCGGTAGCGCCGGCCCAGCGGCAGGTAATGTCAAGTTCTGATGGGGCGACATCATTAACGGCCGCCGTCACCGGCAAGCGGGTGTCGGCGTTGATGGCCGCGACCAGGGCGCTGGCGATCGCTTCACCGTCGTCTGCCACGGCCACGCCAATGCGCACCCGGTAGCCGGCCAGATAAAGCACCATGGCATCGGCGGTGGTTGCGGATCCCGCCAAGGCGATTTTTCCGGTAGAGGCCACACCACCACTGGCGGTGTCTACCTCGTCCAGCGGCAGTGCCCAGGTTTCCAGGTAGGGCTGAGCGGCCAGGGAATGCCGCAGCATTTCCGCGAGCATGGAGCCACGGCCGTAATAACGTTCGGCCTGTTCGGCGCTGGTAACGCGGTCCAGCTCCAGGGCGTTGCGCTCGCCATCGGCCAGGCGTTGACCCAGCACCAGCAACCGGCCCTGAAAGGCCGAGTTACCGGCCAGGCGGTCGTCAAACTCGATGTAAACGCCCGGCACACGCAGCTGGGCGGGAATGTCGTTGAATACTCCAGCACTGATCGGCATGGCTTATGACTCCTTTTTGGCGGTGTCGGTGGCTTTCTTGGTCTGGCGCGGCGCGGGCGCGGCAACCACGTCCTGATCACGCAGGCGGCGTCGCCAGAAGGCGTTCAATGGTACGTTCGCGCCAGCGTCTGGCAGTGGGGTGCCGTTTTCCTGGCGGATGCGCAGGCCCTGGCGGGGTTTTACGTAGATGGTGTCTTTCTTCAAAGCGCTCACAGTCATTACTCCTGGGGCAGTTCAACCCGGTCTTCGGCGACCGGGCCGTCACCCACTTCATGGGTGGCGGTGTAGAGGGTGAAGTCGGCCAGCTCGGCGACGTTGGTGTAACGCAGGCTCACGCCTTGCTGCCAACTGACCGCCCAGAGCGCGATGCCTTTGCGGTCCAGTTGGCCGCTGAACAGGTTGTCTGCTGCCAGCCGTTCGGGTTTCTGGGCGTTGTCCAGACCCCAGCGGTTGAGTTTGACGGTGCGCATCACGGCCTCGGCGTAATCCAGCGCGGCCACATCACGGGTTGCGCTGGGGGTATCGCGGGTGACGATGAAGGCCGCCCAACGCACCTCAGCGACCTGATCTTTACCATCGCTCAATGTGGGTACCGACACCGCCGCCACCAGCACCGCCGGTGCCAGTTTGCTGTAGCGGCCCAGCTCGGCGGCATCAAATCGGCCGCCGTGGGATTCGCAGGTGTACAGGCCCGGTACCGCTGCTTTGATGGAGGCCACGATGGCATCGCGGGTCAGTTTGATGTCGCCGTTACTCATGCACGCTCCAGTTGCTTGTCGAGAAATTGGTCGACGGTGGCTTCGATTTCATCCAGGTTGCCCTGGGAAAAGCCTAAATACGGGCGCGCCGGAATGCCGGCAGGGCCAGCGGCCATGTCGGGCGTGCCGCCGAATTGGTGAATGGCGGCATAGATCAGGTTGCTGCCAGTGATGACCTCATCACCGACCACGTCACTGTTCAGGCTGTCCACCAGATTGCCGTCGCCCTGGAGCAGGGACTGGCCACCGTGGCGGGTCGCTGCGTATTCAGAAGTCCAGGGTTGCCAAGGCTCGCCGTCCGGCGCTTGTTGCTCTTCACTGATGCGCCGGCGGGTCTGGCTTTCCATCAGCCCGCCCAGTTGGGTCAGCAGGTCTTTACGATCAAACTGCCCGAGCTTTTCAATGCGCTTTTGCAGGCGTTCGACACCGCCCAGGTCAAACTTCAGGCCGATGCTCATGTCAGCCTCCGGTCGCGGCCCCATCGGCGTGTGCGGTAGGTGATCTGGGGTTTGATGCTGACCGGGCTCTGCTCCCGGATACCGAGGCTGACTTCGCCTTTTGCAATGCGGCGCAACAGGGCAACGGCGTTGTCATAGCGGCCACGGCGGTGCTCGGTTGCGGTGTCTGCCTCCGGTGACAGCACGTGAAAGGCGATGTCTACGGCCAGCTTGGTCAGGATGCGGGGCACCGTGGAAAGCGGCAGCTTGTACTGCAGGCCCACGTAGGTGTCGATTTCGGCGTCTGCATCCAGCAGTGCCTTGTCGATAACCGTCTGGTCAATGATGCCGTCCCGGTCCCGGTCGGACGCCACGAGAACGGCGTCGTTCCC